GCCTCGTTCCTGTGCCCTCATCCATGCCATGCGTTGGTATCGCGCACACATCTCGTCCCAAGGACCTTGCTCCAGCATCACTTTATCCAAACTCTTGTAAGTCACGCTCTCAACTCGCATCAGCATCAGACTCTCCATGAGCCAGTGTGCTAACTCGCCCGGTATGAGGAGCCGCTGTTTAGCATTCTCATACTTGTCCACAGGCCGCGACTTCATCCCAGGTTCCGACTCCAGCATTGCTTCAACATCTGCCCTTGTCAGTGTCAGGAGCCAGAGCGTCTTCGATGTTCTCGACAGCTCCAGTTCTGCCCCATCGACTTCTACTCTCCAAGAAGCTAGAGCTTTTGCAGAGCCGGACGCTCCATGTGAGGTTGCATTCTTGAGCAGAATGTCTATGTCATCACCATCACCCGGCTGTGACCTCAGCCTTGCCATCGCTGCTGCAGTTGCCCTTGGACCTTGCAGCCTTGATATGGCGTCGAGCAGCCCGCTGTGCCCCCAGAGTGGAGGTGCTGCGTCAATGCCTTCCTCAGCCCTAGCTCTGATGTCATCATCGCTCAGCAAATCCGGGAAGTTGTATCTCCCAATGAGCATGTTCATGTACAGCATCTTGTTGGCCAGGTCTTCGCTATGCTCATGCATTCCCAACCTCGGGCACCACGAGTCCATCGTCCTGTACACTGATTTGTGCACTTGTTTAAGCACTGCTTCAATGTGTTCCAACCCTGCTGAGAGATGTCCATTCTTGCCCAACTTCCAGAATATTGTGCTGTACGTATCCGACAAAGCAACTGCTTCCAAGATGTTCGCTGCACACTGCTCACCAACGCCAGCCATGCACTTAAGCCAAGTGCTGACTGGTGCTGCACTGGTGTGCACACCTCTGCGGGCCCACATGCTCCGACAAGACTCATATGCTTGCGCTGCTAACTCCAGGCGCATGGTGGACCTCTCAGCCAATCCAACATCACACTGCGGGAACAGCCGCCTGGCCAACTCTATCCATCTCGGCGATGCCACTTCCGTGTGCCACATTTCTTCAATCTCTTCTTTCGTGACGGGCTCTCCTTTCCTTGTCCCCTTGACTGATATCTCACTACTCCACGCCACCGTACCATACTCACACTTCCTCGGCTGTCTTGCCATAAGCAGATTCAATTCCTTCCACAGCTTTGAATCCTCTTGGAGAGAAGCCAACCGATCTACCCATGCGGGAATGACCAGCCCATTGAGGCTGCACCACTTCCGCATGGTGGGTAGCGGGAGGTCTCCACACTTGGCCAAGTTGGCCAAGTGT